TCAGTTCTTTCCGCCTAAGCGGTTTGCAGACGCATCGGCGAGGCCGCTTTGATTGCGGGCGTGGGTGTAGCGCTCGACCTCGCGGCTCGACTTGTGACCAGTCCAGGCCATGATCTCGCTCTCGCTGCAGCCCTTGTCAGCAAGCCGGGTCGCGCCGCACTTGCGCAGGCCGTGCGCCGAACAATGGGGCAGGCCCGCATCGCGGCAGGCGGATGAAAACCAGTTGCTGAAGCCCTTGGCCGTGAACGGCAGGCCGTAGGCTGTCACAATGAACAGCATCTGATCTTGCGGGACGTGTGCCAGCGAAGCGGACAGAGGCTCCAAGATCGGCAGGGACAGGCGTGCGCCCGTCTTCTCTTGAACGAAGTGCAGTCGCCCTTGGCGGACGTGCTGACGGCCCATTTGGCGAACGTCGCCAGACCGCTGGACGGTGTAGAGCATCAGATCGAAGGCGAGCCGCTCTCGGGTGCCGACAGGCCACCGCTTCTCAAAGACCTCGGCTTCATTCTCGGACCAGGTGTGGAAACCGTCGCTTTCGACGCGAAGCGCTTTGATGCCCATGACCGGGTTATCGGTGCGCATGTTGCGATCGACGGCGAAGGCCATCATCCAGCGCAGCACCTTCAGGAAGTTGTTCGCGGCGCACGGCGTCTGGCGCTTCTTGTCGCGCATTGTCCGCACATGCCCGCAAGTTAGCATCGCGACAGGCAAGTCGCCGTAGTCGCGGCGCATCGCTTCCATGATGCCGCGACGGCTCCTTTTCGTGGTCGGCGCGAGTTGATGCCATTCGGCGGATGCGTAGATCGCGACGGCTAGGGCGTTGATGGTTCCGGCCTTGGTTCGCTTCGCCGCGATGACCAGCGGCGCGCCGGACGCGGCGGACTGATACGCTTCCGCGAACTCAGGCGATCCAGGCACGCCGGGAAGGTAGACCGTGGCCATGCCCTTCCTGCGAAAGCGGTAGCGGACTTTGCCATGACGGTCGCGGAAGGCGCTCGCATTTGGAAAACCGATCACTCGAAGACCACGTCCCATGGATTCGCCCTATCTTCTGCCAGAGACGAATTCTCCGCTCTTTGGGAATTCGGCGCAATACGAATGACACCGCCGGGCCGGATCTCCATCACATAGCCAACCTTCGCGGCTGCTTTCGCAGCGCGGTCAAGATCGGTTTGCGTGAAGAGCGCAGCCCGGCGAGCCATGATCAGACAGTCGGGACCAGGCGAACGGCAACGGTGCCGGACGGGTTGGCAACGGCAGACGCCGCAACACCCAACTTGGCGTTGCCGCTCGCCGTCTTGGTGACCAGTTCCGTCGCCGCGTCCCAATAGACGACGTCACCTAGGCCGATGGCCAGGGCGGCGACTTTCGGCAGGTCAAAAACGCCCGTGACATCGACATCGACAGGGTCGCCGATCGCAGCGTCGCCATTGGCCACGCCGATGATTGCGCCAGCGGCAACAACGCCACCGGACAGGACAGCCGCAGGGGCCGGGAAGGTGAGAGTGTCACCGCGTTGGATGAAGTTGCGCATGGCTTAAAGCCCCTTTGAAGTGGTGAAGATTATGGTTTTGGGAACGGTGCGACCTGCGATCTGTCGCCGTAGATCGGCGATGTAGGCAGACAGCGATTTGTGATCTGCAGCGCCGAAACGGACCCGCTCGCCGTTGGAGTCGGTCACCTCGGCAGCGAGCGAGCCTGTCAGCAGGCGGTGCAGCGCGGCCTCAGCTTCGACCAGTCGTTCGGCGAGCGTGCCCATATCAGGCCCCGGCGTTCCGATACGCGCCGCGGTGATCGACCGCGCCGGCACCGAAGTCCAGGATTACGCGGAACTCGCGCCCCAGCACATCCCAGCCGTCGCGGCTGGCCAGTTGCGGACCTTGGGCCGATGACAGGTAGGCATATTCCAGCACCGCGTTGATCGCTGGGTCGGCGAACACGTACCAGGATAGGGCGGGCAGACGCGGATCCACCAGCAGGGTCAGCTTGCCCGAGAACGGGTTCTGATCATCGACGGTTGAAGCGTTCAGCGTGGCTAGGATCTTCTCAGCTTCGGTTTCCAGGTCGGGGGCGACCAGCAGGAACTTCGGCGTGATCGCCACCGGCGTCTTGGCGTCCAGACCCTTCTGAGTCCGCATCGCCAAACGGGCAGCGCTAAGCGACTCGACGGACAGGGCGGACGGCACAGCGGCGAGGTTGCCGTGATCGGCGTGGAATAGGCGGACGCCATCGCCCATGACGGGGCCAGCGCCGGACGACTGTAACAGCAGGGTGGTGAGTTGTTCGCCCTCGGCTTGCGCAGCCGCTTGGCCCATCATTTCGGACCACCGGGCTAGGGCACCTAGGTCGTCATTGATCAGGGCTTGGCGCGAGATGTTGAAGATGCCGCCCAGCGTTTCCAGCTTGTAGCCTTCCGCCGCTTCGCCGACCGTCAGGGCCTTGATCTCACCGGACTCGGTCACCTTCTGCAGCGCAGAGAACTCGCCTAGCTTGATTAGGCTGATCGGCCGGAAATCGTCGGCGGTGCGCTGGCGTGCAAGTTGTTTCAACGGCGATTGAGCGGCGCGATAGGCAGACTCCAGAATGCGTTGACCAGCGCCAGTCAGCAGGTTCGGAAAGTCCGACACCGTATGCATGGCGCGGGCCAGCAGTTCTTCGCGGCCTAAGGTGGCGACGCCAACACCGGAACGGGTCAGAGCGTCACGCGCGAAGTCTGAAAGGCCCCAAGCGGCGTAGGGCTTGGCTGCATCGGTCGGGGCGGGACCGCCCATGCGTGCAGCAAGGGCTTCAGCTTGGCGTGACTGGATCACAGCTGGATCGTCATTCGATTGACCGACCGTGGCCGTGCGGATTGGAGCGGCGCGGGTGCGCATCTCTTCAAAGGCAGCGGCGCGAGCCGTGACGATATCGGATTCGGCATCGATCTGTGCATCGGACCAGGTGCGCGATAGCCCAGCGATCTCGCCGATCGAACGGATCTGCGCATTCACTTCGGCACGGGCCACGATAGCAGGGGCGGGGGTATGCACGGCCTGATCAGCCGTGGTGGTTTGGGTTGTCATGGGTAGACTCCTGATAAGCGACGCCGGATCGGCCGGAATCGGCACAACCGAAATTTCGCGGATGGTCGGGGCGGCGGTTTTGATGCGGCGACCGGCTTCGACGGTCTCGCGGATGTTCGTGGGGGCGTAGCCAATCGACACACCGCGCAGGACGCCCTCGCCGACCTTCAGCACGGTGTCTCTGGCGTCATCGGCAGCGCTGAAGCGGATTGACGCGACCAGGTGCAAGCCCTCGCGGCGGGCAGAGGCAATGACGCCGACTGTAGAACTGACCCCTTGGCGGTGATCGCTGAGAACGGGCAGTCCGATCAGGGAGTCGACATCGACGCCGGACAGGTCGAGGCGTTCCACATAGGGACCGCGTGCATCGACCCGAGACACGTCGGCACCTGTAGAAATGACGGCTTCGACCGTGCGGGCTTCGGCGTTCCAGGTGGAAGGCGTGAACGGTGCGCGGCGTGTCTGAAGGTCTAGGACGGTCATGCTGTCGCCTCCGCTTGGGGGTTGGGGGCGGCGGTAAACGTCAGGCCAAGCCGTGCCTCGCGTTCGCGGTCGGCTGCGATCTCGGCGTCCAGCGTTTCGACGGAATAGCCGCGCTCGGCTACGGCCTGTCGGCGAGACATCAAGCCGGTCTCAATCGCCTCGCGTGTTGCGGCCATATCCTTCGCAGGATCTAGCCAAGGCATCGGCGGCGGGTAGTGCTCCGCAGCGACGTAGCTGGCCACGGTCGACTCGAAGTCTGGCGCATCAAGTTCGCCGGACAAGACTAGCGAGACCACCGTGCGTGCAAAGATTGGATCGGCCATTTGTGGGACCAATGCGCCGAACTGGATTTGCTCCAGCTTCTGGCGGAAGGCGATCATTCCGGCGCGGAGCGACCCGTAATTCGCATCGCGAAGGTCACCACTAACCAGGTGCGCAGGTACGCCAAGGCCTGCTGCAATGGCGCGGATTTGATGCGCCACAAACTCAGATGTCTGTTGCGCCTGTTGAGGGGTCGAGAACTTGATGTCGAAGCCGGACGGCAGGCGGCGAAGAGTGCCCGGCTCCAGGCTCAGTTCAGCCGGGTCGCCTTCAAACGGCTCGCCGGTCCCGTTCTGATCAGTCAGGAAACCAGCGTGCATCGCAGCGATCTTCACGCCGACCGCAAGCGCATCCTCAAGGGAGTCCAGTTCGGACAGCCGCAACAGGATCGGCGCAAGCCATGACACGCCGCGAACCTGTCCGGCTCCCATGGGGACCATCAGGTGACACATGTCATAGGCAGGGACGAAGATTGATCCGCCCGTCGATGCAAAGACGTCGGTGGGACGCGACCGCAGTACGGAATAGCCGGTCCGCTCGCCGCCTGCGGTGAAATGAATGCCTGCCACGACGTACCCGCCACCTGGCAGATCGCGAGTGTCGGACTCGTCGATCATCTCAGGGGGCAGCAGTCGCAGCCGCGTGCCGTCCATGTGGATGAAGGCTTCGCCGTCGATGACCAGGCCTCGCGCGGCCCCAGCCTGCAGGCCATAAAGATCAGTGCGGCCATCTGCGTCGGCGACCTTGGCCCATGCGGCAACTGCCAAGCCGATGCGGCGGCGCGTTTCGGGGTCCGGGTGAGCGGACGCCGGAACTACGCCAGCGCCGACCAGACCCGTCACAAGCGCAGCTACGCCGTTAGCGGCCCAAGGGTTGTTGGCAACGAAGTAGCGGGCGCGGGACCGGATAGGTGCCGACGCCGCAAGCGTTTCTGCATTCACCCGACCGAAAGACGGGCGAACATCCCAACGCCGACCGCCCGCAGCCGCATCGAAGCGGCGCGTGCTTAGCGGCTTTGGAGCCGTCAATCGGTGAATGAGATCGCGGATTGGCACGGGCTAGTTGCCGACGACACGGCGAAGGTGCCGCAGAACGGGCTGCAGTGAAATATCAAGCGCTACCACGACGACGGCGGTCGCAACCATGGCGTCATGTCGGGTGACTGAACTGTGTCGCTCATCACCCTCGGCTGTCAGAGCGGCGTCGATAATACGCTGACCTGATCGAGCGTCGCGCAAGAACTGCAAGTCGAACGTAACGGAACTGCCGTCTAAAGCCCGCAAGAGCGCTTGGGTGATGGGATGGTGCGTAGTGGCAGACGTCTGCGACGACTGTGTCCAAGCGTAGAGCGAAAGACTAGCGGCCTGCAGAACCTCGTGATCAGCGATGCCCGCGTCTTGAAGTGCGGACAAGACCACCGCTGCAGCCATGTCAGACAGGGCAAAGCGGTTCGGCTGCGTTGCAACGCCCTTTTCGCGGACGTGGATCAGACCCTTTTTTGCGTAAGCAGCAACGCGGGCATTGGCGGTCGGATAGGGGAGGCCCGCCGCGACCAGAGCAGCCGTCACATCCTTTATCGCAAAGCGAGGGCCAGGCTCGTCGTGCATGAAAAGCGAAATGGGGGCGTGAGACATCGGAGGTCCTCCAGAAATGCCTCAACACCATACGAGACCCAATAACTGGAGTCAACAACTCCAGTTATTGCATTTAGCGCAGCTTCGTGGTTTATTGCTCTCGGGAAGAGCGTCGCTCTATCTCCACACGATGCGGCTGAGGTTCCATGTTCCCTCAGGGCGCAGCGGGGTCACCGGGATGTTTCCCTCGGTGATCGGCGGCGAGCGGTGCGCCAATCACCGAGGCGTCGCAAACGGTCTGCCGGGGAGGGGCTTCCTCGGCAGACCACTTTGCCGTTTTCATTCGATGGTTGAATCGCATACGGTCCGCCGAACGGATTGTTCAGCATGCAAGGTTTCTTTGATGTCTTATAGCGTCCGGCACCAGGTATTCGTCAGCTCGACGTTCACAGACCTAAAAGAAGAGCGTTCGGAAGTCATACAAGCAATCTGGGAACTTGACTGTATACCCACAGGTATGGAGGCTTTTGTAGCGTCTAACGAAAGTCAATGGTCAGTGATAAGTAGAGTCATAGACGAGTGCGACTATTATGTTTTAATTATCGGTGGACGGTACGGTTCAGTCACTAATGAGGGTCTGAGCTATACTGAGAAGGAATACAGGTATGCAAAATCTGTAGGCATACCTGTCATCGCCTTCGTGCATGGCGATCCTCAGCAGATTCCAGTTGGAAAATCGGAAAGCGAAGCTGGTCAAAAAGCAAAATTGGAGGCTTTTAGGGCTGGTGTGATGGCAGAGCATCCAATCCGAACTTGGTCGACCGCATCGGAATTGGGCGGATTGGTTTCACGATCACTTGTTCGCGAAATAAAGACGACGCCCCGTCCAGGTTGGATTCGAAATGACGGTAGCTCTCCCATCGCGCTTTTGGAGCAAGTCAATAAACTAACCCAAGAGAATGCAGCTTTACGAGAAGTTGCCGCTACTGAACTCGAGCCAGATGCAGATCTTGCGAGCGGTAAAGACCCGATAACGTTAAGCGGAACTTGGAACGTTTACATATCTGGACAGGGATTTGTCGACGAGATTTGGTCGCTTGTAACAAACTATGATGATATTTTCCGAGATTTAGGTCCTGCGCTGATAAATGAAGCAACCGAGCGCCGCTGCCACGAGATAATTGAGGATTTTAAGTCACTAGCTAAAGGTAAATCCGGAAAGAACGGATCGTCCCCAGTTATGTACAAAGAGGACATAAACGAAGTTATGATACAATTTCGTGCGCTTGGTCTCATACAGCCAGGCGTAAAGAAGCGCGGCGTGAATGATCGTGGTAGTTATTGGGCTATAACTCCAAGAGGGGATGCGCATCTTGTCAAATTGCTCGCCAAGAAAAAGCCGATCGCCTAGTACGCATCAGGGTAATCAAGTGTGTTAGCGTTGCAGCCAATTGGACTTGATCGTCGTTGTTCGAACCGCCGGCGCGGCGACCGTTGATAAATCCTCTTTACGCCGGTCCAAGTTCATCCCGATGAGCGACCGCGCGGCCCACGCATAGACCACGCCGTCCAGCGTCTCGGCTCGCTTCCCTTTGATGCGTTCAAACCGGGCTTGCGGCGTCCCTCGCACGTAGCGGACGATCTTTCGCTCGCTGGCCAGTTGCTCAAAAAATACCGCCTCCAGAGCATCGCCGAACCGGAATCCGGTGCCGCGTGCCAGTCTGGCGAATACCTGCGATTTCACGGCATCCGACCCGACAAGCCAAAGTGCGGCTTGGCCCTTGCCGCCTGATTTCTGCAGGAAGGGGCGCGAGAACCCCGACACGCCTTTGCCGCTTACTATGCGCCGACCGAACCGGGGCCGGGTGAAGCTATGCACGATGTCTGTGTGACCACCGTCGCCGGAGTCGATCACGGCAGCATCGACCTTAAGCGTGCCGCCTTTTGGGTGTGGCCACGTCTCGCGCAGCATTGCGTCCAGATCACGCCAGGCGTCTTCACCGTCGATCGGCCCCCAGAATATGCGGTGACCTAGGACGAAAATGTCTGCCCTTCCGTGGCCCATGATCACCGCCTCCAGACGATCATCCTGACAGTCGACGCCGACGGTGATGAACAGCACCTCTTCAGGGATAGCCGACAAGCTGAATGGTTCGCGCCTGTTGAACAGCGCATGTTCGTCCAGATCCTCGCCATCGGTCCGCCACGGCTCGCCTAGAACCAGGTTCGTGAAGGTCTGCAGCGTTTCCGGGCTTTGTTTCGCCAGCAGGAACTCAGCGGCGAGTTTGCCCCATCGCGCGTTGTGGTGGGGACTGATGAGCGCGTTGACGTGAAAGCCGGCATGTCCCTTCACGTCAGGGGCAGTTGCTCGCCAACGGCCTTTTCCCACCATTGACGGCTTATGGCGCTCTTCCACCACACAGCCGTTTGATGGGCAGACCCAATGAGCTGAGTCCGGGTCGCCTTCATTCCATCGAATGTCTGGCCAGCGAACGTCGCTGAAGTCGCCACAAGACGGGCAGCAGCATTCGTAAATGCGCTTGTCCGACTTGTCATATGTTCGGGTGATCGGGCCGTAGTCGAAAACTGGCGTACTGCCCGCAAGAATTTTGCGGTCGCGGAAGGTCATCGTCCGCATTTCAGCGAGCGCTATCGGGTCGCCCTCTTGGCTGATTTCGTACCCGTCGATCTCGTCCAGGGCGAGGATCTTGGCCGTGTGGCGTCGCAGGTTACGGGGCGACTTGGCCGCTAGGAACTTCAGCGACCCGCCCGGAAAGCGGCGGTTCAACAGGGTCGATCGGCCGGTTTCGTCCGTTTCATCGGACAGCAGGCCACGAAGCGACGGTGACGCCTCGAATGTCTGTTCCAGATCGACGGCGAAGTCCCGCGCATCGTCGGCGGTCGGTTGGACCGCTAGGATCGGGGCCGGCGAGTTGCTGACGTAGCTGGCGATCACGCCGGACAGCAGAGCCGTGTAGCCAATCCGCGCCGACTTCATGACGGTGACCCGTTCCACCTCTGGATCATCCAGCGCATCGCAAATGCCGCGCTGATAGGCCCATAGTTTCATTCGACCAGGCAGGGCGGACGCGGTCGCGGGCAGATGGATGTTTGCTTCGATCCAGTCCGCCGTTGCCATGTCGGGGGGCGGGCGAAGGGACTGCAGCGCATTCCGCCGCATAAGTTCAAGCGTCGCCATCAGCCAAGCCCTCCAGTGCGGATTTGATCTCGCGATCGATCGCGGCGACATCGTGCGGTGTCAGGTGAGCGAGCGAAGCGCCGCAACGCGACGGGACGGCCAACATCATCGACCGGACATCTCGCAGGACATTGGACCAAGCGGACTCGACTTCGGACGATAGGACTAGTTCGCGGCGAGCGGCGGCATTCTGAAGGGCCAGCTTGTCGGCGGCTTCCCTCGCCTGTCGTATTTTCTCGGTCTTCAGTTCATCCATGACCGTCACGCCGCGTGAGGCCTTCTCCCTGATCCAGGTGCAATAGGCGCGAACGGCAGCGCGGCGATCAAAGGCAGTTGCGCCTCGGCCTCTTCGCGGAATGACCCCGTCAGTAACCAGGTCGCGGACACGGCGCGATGTCAGGTCTAAAAGGTCCGAAAGTTCGGCCTCTGAAATGAAGCCCCTTAAGCCTGAAGAAGGGTCGTCGTGGGCCGCGACCCGTGGCGAGGCGGCGACCCCGCTCAGCGAGCCGGGAATCGGGTCGGATGGGCCAAGCAGATCGGCCAGGTCGTCGTGCGCAGCGGAATTCATGATTGAAAATTCCGTTGGCGCAAGAGTTTGCGGGGTCTGTGTTCCCCGCATAGGCCACCCCCCAGGAGGGACCCACAGTTCCGTGTCAAACTTTCTTGCTTTCGCTTGAGGCCCGATGCACGCTTGGGGCTGGAAGAGACGGAGATGACCATCTCGACCAGCCCCGCGCCGCGGAGCCAGTTGCTGCGACGGGAAATGCGGGTCACCGGGGTCGAGCCGGTGGCTCGCGACCCTTCGGATCGCAGCAACGAAATCATCATGCCGGTGATTCGCGCTACGAAGCATCGACCCAACGAATCGCTATCCCCTGCCATCAACAGCCTATCCCCTGTCATTTTCAGAGCGAAGGCGACTGCTGACCCGGACAACCGGACAGCCTCTATAGAGGGCTGTCCGTGTCCGTCCGGGTAGGTGCAGCATGGCGAGGGGTGTTGTCCGCCCATTGTCCGGGCCTGTCCGGTCATCGTCCGCCCGATCATTCCGGACCTCCCAAGTAGTCATCAAAGGCAGTGGTGGCGGGATTTACCGTCCGGACAGTGTCGCCGACGATGATTGTCCGCCCTTGTCCGGCAAGGTCACGACTGGCACGCCTGAAGGCACGCCTCCGACTCTCTTCATCTTCGGACCCGGACAAAGCCCTTCCGGCGACACATGCGTCTCGCCAGGCGCATTCAGAGACGGACTTGCCCGGGCTGTCCGCCTCGAGTCCGATCAGGATATCCAACGCGACCTTGGCGCTAGGGGATAACTTTTCAGCCCGTGGCGTGTCGCCAGCATGAAGTTCATCAGCATAGGCAGCGGTGATCGCGTCGCCGTCTTCATCCCGGCCTAGAACCTCGGCAGCGATCAGGAACGCCATGTCGCGATCACATGAGCCGTTGCGGTTCTTAGTCAGCTTGCCGCGCACCACGCCGAACTCATCTCGACTGACGTGCATGGCCATATCCAGGGCACCGTTCAGCAGCGAGTGGCCGCGCGGTGTCTTGCCCTCGGCTTTCGTGTCGTGGTGGATAAGGACCACCGCCGCGCCCCATTCGGTCAGTGCACGCGCGGCAGCGACGACGCGCCCCATGCCTTCAGCGCTGTTTTCCTCCAGACCAGGGAACGCCATTGCCAGCGTGTCGATGAAGACCAGCGCGGGTCTCTGATCAGCCACGGCATCCTTCAGCGCAGCGAAGTCCGGACTGTCCGGCGACAGCAGGTCAGACACTCCTTCCACAAGGGTGAAGTCGTCCGCATCGCCTTGGCGCATCTTCAGCGCCGTGACCCGCCCGCGCATCCCGTGGGGATCTTCGGCAGCGACATAGAACACGCGGCCCGGCTTCGACCTCATCCCGAAGGCTTCGCGGCCTTGTGCGACGGCGTAGCCGATATGAGGCGCGATCAAACTCTTGCCGGCACCGGGTGCACCGAAGATGCAGCCCACGTCGCCGGGTGCCAGGATGCCCTTCACCACGTAGCCGCGTGAACGGCTCGCCTCGCACTGTGACGGCGACAGGAACGTCAGCCGCGACGGTGGTCCTGCAGGCTTCGCGCCCCAGCCGTACGACTTGGCCAGATCGAATAGCGACCCGATGCCCACGGCCTTGCGGCGTGTCTCGCCGAATGACTTCCAGACACGTCGCTGATCTCGCTCGTCGAACTTCTCAGACTGACGGGACCAGGCATCCCATGCGGCCGAACCGTCGGCGGACCCACGGCTTTCGGAATGCAGGGCCATGCCAACCGTAACCCATTGGTCCCGATCATCGGCAGGGATGAAGGCCAAGGCAGAGTTAATACGGTCGAAGTCAGGAGGTATCAGCGCGGCAAGGTCGTCGGAGTCGTCCGGCTCGGCACCTGTCACGGCTTCAGCTTCGGCAGCGCTAGGGCGACCGATGCGGGGCAGTTCGGCAGCGAGGTCGATCGCGCGGCCATCGACGACTTCGACACGATGGTGAGCGCCGTCCCCTGTCGCGCCGAAATAGTAGGCTTGAGAGCGGGTGAAGGACTCGGTGGCGAGAATGCCGCCTAGGGCACCGTTGACCCGTTGGCAGAGCGCGTCGCGGGCATCCGGCGACAGTGGCGACGACGTGGGGCAGAGGACACGCCAGCGCGGTGCCTCCGGCGAATGGCTAGGGGTCGTGTAGACAATGCCAGCCAAGTCGGCCGCTCTTAGCCGCTCGACCGCCTCTGACACGGTGATCACGCCGCCGTCGTAATCGCCTTCCACGCCTTCGACGCTGATCAGGTTCGCGTCGTGCCGCAGGGCACCCTTAGGCGTGGGGACGTTGCCGAACGCGGCCAGCTTGAGCCAGGGCAGGGCCGCTTTCGCGGGTGCGCGGGTCGTCGTGATTAGCCGGGCAAACTGTCGAAGCGTGACGCTCTGTCGGGTTTGTCGTTTCGACGTGGCATCGGCGAACTGGGTCAGAGTCAGGCGGCGATCAAGCGGCGAAATCGGCCCTAGTAAATCGGCGAAATCTTCGTATAATTCGTTCTGAGGCTGAGCAGCTTCATAAGCGATTTGAGCGCCGTTCCGGGGACCAGCCGGGGCGGCGTTTCGCATTTCGGGCGGCGGGTCAGGTGGCCCTAGCAGGTCCAGCAGATCGGGTGCGATCTGGGTAGCCAT